ATTGTTCTTTATAACCAAGTAAATTATACAACGCAAGTTTCTTTACACCTGTCAATGGAATCCCTCCTGTTTCTGTTTTAATATAAAAACCTATATCATCTGGGTCTATCCTTAAGATATCTTCGGCAGACATATTTTGTAAGTCTGCCTGTGTCTCAAACCTATGTTTTTTTCTTCGTAAATAATTTTTTAATGACATATATTATAACATAATATTATTTTACAAAAGTAATAATATTTTATAAACTTTCAAATTAGTAATATGTATATATATTATAATGTCAGACCCTTCCACTATTGCGATTCAAATTATGCTGGCGTTCATTATAGCTTATCTTATTCATTTGTTCATATTACCTAAGAAACTAGATTACAGATGGTTCTTTTGGATTTAGACCTATATCATTGATTTTTTTATACATCAATAATATATTAGATGTCCTATATTTACAAATTTATTATTGCGGTCATTGTGTTATTCTTGGTAGATTTAATATGGTTAACTACTGGAGGTACCTATGCTGTTAAGGTAGCAGAAAATATTCAGGGTTCTCCTATTAGATTACAATGGTGGTATGTTCCATTTGTATATTTATTCTTGGCATACATGCTTTTAGAAGCTTCTACATACCAAAAAGCATTTATCTACGGTGTTTGTATTTATGGAGTATATGATTTTACTACACTTGGAATATTCAAACGCTACGATTACAGATTTGCATTGGCTGATACTCTATGGGGTGGAATACTATTTGTTCTCTCAAAATATGTTTTACAGAAAGTGTATTCAATTGTTAAATAAATTAACTTAAGATATGAAAAATATATCGTATTATAACAAAATGGGAAATATTATTTCTATACCAATAAAACCAACCGCTATTTCCACCCAAGAGTGTTTGAAAGAACCAACTAATCACACAGATTCTTTGAATATGCGTAATCCAATGCAACTAAAAAATACAAAACAAATTGAGTATAATAGAAATATTATATTTTCTCCAAGAATAGAACCAAGGGATGAACCTTGTAAATAAATCCCTTTTTAATTTACAAAAAAAGAAATAGAGAGAAAAGAATAAATATAAGGATGTTTGTTGATACTTTTTACAATAACTATTATGGACAAACTACGAAAAAAGAATGATATTTTAGACCCCCTATCTGTTATTATAAAACTATTTATATACTCTTACAAATCGGTAGGAACAAAGATATCTATACAACACAACAGAGTAAGTATTCAGGAACCTGGAATATTCCAAGGCCCAGTACGTGTCTTCTTTGGGGACTGTAAGAATGATATCAACATACTAATATTTCCAATACTTTACTCTTGTGTAAAATATCTCACTGGAGAATCAAAAGTAAAGTACTGCGTTATATTTGAGCGTGTTCTTCTCTCATTTGATATTCTAAAAGACACTTATACAGGAAATGAAATTATTTATAACTTGGATCAGTTGAAGACAATTATCTCATCATTTCTGGAATCATCCGGAGAAGTAAATCCAGCAACTCTCGTAAGCACATACAACTCTCCTGGAGGATATATAAAACAAAACATGTATGACCATATTAATACCATATGGACATCACGACGATTATCTGTAATATTTGGGATTATTATGGAAATATTGGAAACACCTTCCTCTGTAGAAGTCAATACCAGTCTCTTGAGTTCTCTCAATCAGTATATGAACAGTATTGATTTGATAGCTTACCATTTGATAAGCACCTTTTAGATATTGGAGAGAAACTTACAATGTGCGTTTGTTTTATTTATTCAAAACCATTTAGAGAACTTTATGGAAATTCACACAAACAAATGATACAAGTAGATATTAGAGAAACAAAACTAATTCAACTCCTTCATGATAAGGAAACTGAAGAGAATGGAAAGGAACAAAAACAGACCAAGAAAAAAACACCAGAAACGTCTACACAAAATATAGCTATTACAACTGGTACTTTAGACCTTGGAGATATCATTGTGTGTGACAGTATCATTATTGAACGTAAATCGGTTGCGGACCTTTATTCCAGTTTTATTGATGGGCGTTATGAAGAACAGAGTTATAGATTAATGAATTTAGCAGAATATCATAACCACAATATTATTTATTTGATTGAAGGAGACCTATACAAACACAAAAATAAGGCAATGTTGCTTTCTGCAATGGTTTCTCTCAATTATTACAAGGGATTTTCTGTGATAAGAACAAACAATATCCAAGAGACTGCAGAATTTATTTGGATCCTTGCTAAAAAGATTTTGAAAGAAACAAAAGAAGGAAAAAAGAGTTACTATTCAGCTATTCCACACATACAACAACCACACATTGAGACATCTGTAATGAACCCATGCAATAATGCCGAAATTGCTACAGAGCCCAACCAAGATTCTGTGGAAGAAACAAAACAAGAACCCACCGAAAAGGATTATGTATCTGTTGTCAAGAAATGTAAAAAGGAAAATATTACAGAGAACAACATTGATGAGATTATGTTATGCCAAATTCCTGGAATAAGTACACAGAGTGCTCTCGCTCTTATTAGAACCTTTGGAAGTATCAAAACACTTATGGAAAGATATGTTAGAGAAGGGGATGCCATATTCCAGGGTATCAAAGTAGTTCAGACTACTGGAAAAGAAGCCAACATTAAAAAGCCTGTTATTCAAAACCTCAAAAAGTATTTACTTAAGGCGAATGTAGGAGAATCAACTGAAGTATAGTGGAATAGAAATGTGTATTTCAACTAAAAATTTTTATTTACAGTATAAGTATATGACAGAAATCTTGATATACTTATTCAGCATTTTAATCTTTCTCTACTTGGTTTTTGCCTTTGTCAATGTTTACACCGGTTCCAATAAGTTTGAGGGTCTTGAGAACGCAATGGGGTCTGGAACTGGCTCATCCTCAGAATTGATAAGCGTTACTGGAGTGGGTTCCACTAGTCAGCTGTATTCCCAATCACTAACTACTGCTATTAGTTCCATGGAAACTGAGCTCGGTATTGATACACATTCACAACAATACTTGACTATTCTCTCAAATTTACAAACTCTATACAAACAAAGAGCTCTTAAGACTGCTCTACAGACACCTACACAGAATGATAACACAAACAACTTAATGCCTCTGTATTTATATGGTCAAAACATAGCTACTCTAGAAACCCTAGAGGATTTTATAAAGTCACGCAATAAGTCCAAATGGTAAGTCCTCTCCCTTGGAATATAGTACAGTAGTGTATTATAACACCGCCCAATAGAAATAATAAATAAATTCATTTATACAATTGATTTTATTTATGTGTAATTAAATTATTTGTCATACCCGATACTACTTTCCATATGGTTGTATAAATCATTCAGGCTACTAAATCCAAACCAGTTATGATTGTAGAATTCAATTGGAACCAAATCTATATATTTTGAAGACAAGAATCTTTTCTTTGTTTTAATTTCAATAGTTTTTTGAGGAGTATCTGTATATTTTAAACTCGTTCTCTCCATTGTTTTATTCTCCAATTCTTTTTCAAAGTTATTTGTATAAGACATACTTTATAATACCTTGGTATAATATTTATATATTTTAACATCTATATTTAGTTCACACGAATAGCAACCTCATTTCCAGCATAATATCCTTGGTTAATTAAATTTTGACTAAATGTAGGACCTCCCCAGTTAGGAGTCATTGGGTCTGCAGTTTTTCCATCCACCTCTACTGGTTTAATTGCATCCATTTGCGTTGGACAACAAACAGGTGCTTTACTTAGAACGCTCTTTGTCATTTCCAGACGATTTATATTTTGTATTTGATTTACAGAAAGATTATCAGCGATTGATTGTGTTAAGTTATCCATGTAAATGTCCTGATTAGATGATGGAGACGATTGTAAGAGAGAAGAATCTGTAGAATAAGAAGAAGTGGGAGGAGAAGACGAAGATGCGGGAGGAGGAGGGGGAACACCACCCATAGGGTCCTCTGGAGTAGACCGGACTTTATACACATCTTCACCTTGTGCGTTCATTGTTTTCTGCAAATACAACACCGGACAATTGACACCAAGCATTCGTTGTTTTCCAATATAATTAACGTATTGTTCTAATGAAGAAAATTCAATAGGGTTCTCTCCAGGATTAAGTGGCTTACTATTGTTGTAAAGATAAATTGTTTGTCCGTTCTGTATAAAAGATTGGGACACTCACTGCTTGAAGTGCCATTCTCAAATCCCTCCATCAAGTTATATGGGTTGTAATATGTGGTAGAGAGAGAAGGTTCCCATGTTTCTCTCCGCGTATAAATATACATACCCAACATAAATAAAATCACTAATAAAATAACCTTATACATATAATAAATCTGGTATTTTATTTTCTGGAATTATTATATAAATGTTCACAACATCAGGAGCAGGAGGTTCAAACCATATTAAGTTTGCTAGGATACCACAATCCACAACTGGTAATAGCAAAAGTGACCAAGTATATTTCTTTCACATGAATGGTTGCGGTCATTGTCAACATCTTTTCCCAATCTGGAATAAAGCCAAGGGAATAATACAACGTACAAACCCATCTATTCTCTTTGTGGAAGTGGAAAGCGCGGATATTAAAACCTTAGATAAATATGTAAAAAATAAATTACACACTTCTAATATAATTGGATATCCTGATTTGAGAATTCTTAAAAAAAATGGGCAGACTTCAACGTTCAATGGTGACCGAACTGTGGAAAGTCTTGTTAACTGGATTTCTTCAAATACTTCTTCAAGTGTTAAAGATAGAACCTTAACCCCTTATCCTTCTTCTAGAAATTACAGGAGAGTTCGCCATAGAACCAGAAAGGGGTCCATGAAAAGACCTTTATTTCTCTCCAAAAGAAGAAATACCCACAAAAGACATCGTAAGTATTAACTTTAGAGAGAGACCCATTAGACAAACATTGTATTATAATATTTTCTGCCCTTATAATATAATGAGTGATACCCCCGATAGTACAGGGTCAGATATAGATACAAATAGTACATCTTCAAGCACAAGTTCCAACAACACTCTCAGTTCTGTGGGGTCAGATATCCAACCTGCTTCTCCTAAAAAAGAAGCAGAACAGAAAACTAGAAGAAAAGCTGTGCCAACCGGATATTCGCCAATATTTACACCTCTACAAGAATTTCCTAAAGAAGTGAGTACGAGAGAAGAAGCTATGGAAATATTAACTAAAGCTTTGGAACAACAAACCAAATATGATATTATAGCACCAAAAACAAACATGTTAAAAGATCCAGAGTGTATAAGAAAATACAGTAATTTTTCTTTTCCTGGAAAAGGTAACAGGTACAATCTGATTGATTACTTTCCAGAAAAGACATATTACTCATACAGAAACAAGGATGAATTAGAAGAAGGCCTTAATTTGGAAAATCGTATGGAGAAAGAAATTAACAGATATGAATATTTTGGAAAAGATAACCTTTCCATTGTCTCTCCAAAGTTAGATGCCCTTTTACAAAATATTAAAATGTTGGACGAAAAAGACATGCAAAAATATGGAAAGAAATTTAAACACTTTATTTTCTCAGATGCTCCTTCTTCTATGGCCGGTGTAAAGTTAATTGCGAGTGCATTAATTGCCAATGGATTCCATAGCGGTTATTCGGCTGAACCAATATTCTATCCAGACCCTTGGGATGTTCCAAAAGAAATGTTGAAGCAACCTTCTAAAAAAACTGAAAAAACAGCCAAGCCAGAACCTTCTAAAAAAACCGAAAGAATAACCAAGAAAGAATCTCCTAAAGAAGAAAAACTAAAAAACAAACGCACTACAAAAACTGTTGTAGATTATGGAATAGAAGATATTGAGGATGTAGACGAAAGAAAATTGAAATCTTTTTTTGGTTCTCCAAAGAAAACCTTGAAAACAAAAAAGGAACCTGTTAAACTTCCAAGTCCCAAGCTCTCTCCAAGTCCTCCAAGAAAAACAGTAACAAGAAAAACAAAGAAACCATCTAAATTGGCAATTGATGATATAGAAGACTTTGAAGAACTATTTAAACCTGTTAAATCTCCAAGTCCAGTCCCTCCTCCTCCCCTTCCAATAAATGAAACTAAAAAAGAAACCACAAAGAAAACTTCCAGAAAAACTAAAATCTTAGACGAATTTGAAGATATTGTTAACCAGCCTGAAACAGTCATACCGGTTGAGGTGGCTCCAGAGAAAGAAGAAACCATGTTTAATATTAACGACCTCAAATATGGAGATGATTTTAAAACAGAAACAAAAAAGAGTACAAAGAAAAATAAAACATCCAAAATAAAACCACTTACTCCAGAGTATGAATGGAATGAAGATGAAGAGATAGAACTACCCGCTATCAAAAAATTATCAACACCTC